CAGCGGAAGCATATTGCCATTGATAAGGTATAGGTCTCCGCCTTCTTCGGCGGGTATCCTGTCGAGGTTTTCAAGCTCGCGGATGTCGTTTGCGCTCATCCAGCCGTTCTGTCGGCCTATGGCGTAGCCCTGCATTCGACTCTGGTAGTCGCCTCGCAGAAGTCCCTCGACGTTGAATTTCACGAAATACTGGCCTTTTTCGTCATCGTTCAGCAGACGTCGCTGGATGCCTTGCTCCCAGCGGGCCACCCATGGATCAAGGGTGTATTTCACGAATTCCAAAGACTGTTGCTCGATATTAGAAAAGCTCGATTTTTCGAGGTCTCCGATCATGTGCGGAGGGATCCTGAAAATTCGAGCGATCTCATTTATTTGGAATTTGCGGGTTTCCAAGAACTGTGCCTGCTCTGGCGCGATCCCGATGGGCGTAAACTTCATGCCCTCTTCCAGCACGGCGATCTTGTTTGCGTTGCCGCTGCCGCCGAAGGTGGACTGCCAGCTTTCGCGGATACGCTGAGGATCCTTAACGGTGCCGGGGTGTTCGAGGATGCCTCCGGGTGCTGCACCGTTAGAGAAAAACTTCGCGCCATATTCCTCTGTGGCGATGGCGAGACCAATCGCATTTTTTGCCATTGCGATGGGACTATACCCAACCAAACCGTCAAAACCAAGACCGGGTATGTGCAACACATCGTCAGGCTTGAGGATGACAGTGCTGTCTTTCGACTGGATCGCTTCGTCGTTCTGGCGCATGTAGCTGTAATACAGTCGCCCGTGTTCGTCTCGGTCAACGGTCATCTTGTTCGGCATCAGTGGGTACAATCCAATGACCTCACCTTTGCCGTTGCGGATGATTTGCGCGTAGGCGTTGCCCCACAAAAGCAAGTGCGTCATGAGTGTCTCGCGGAATACGAAGCTCGACATTTCCGGGTTCGGCTCGTCGTGGAGGAGACGGTAAAGTGGGTGCTCCACAGCCTTCTCTTTGCCGCCGTCGCTGGTGTACTTGTACATGTGCAGTGGCAGACCTGCGACGGCCTCCGATAAGATACGGACGCAGCTGTAAACTGCTGTCATCTGCATGGCGCTGCGCTCGTTTACGTTCTTTCCCGCACTGCTGCCACCCATGAAGAAGCTGTAGCTGGCTCCTGCGGTTCGGTTCGTAGGTTTATCCCTCGTATTGAAAATCCCGGGGAAAATTCGCATATGTTGTCATCTCCTTAAATGAAAAGAAGCCCGCGACTGTCGTAAACAGACTCGCTGCTCCCTTGATGTCGGATCGCTCGGTCGAGCGCCATAATCGTGGCGACCGCTCCGTCAATTCGCTCGGTGCTCTTTTCCTTGTCGGGCTTGATGTTCCCAGCAGGATCGGTGCGGATGTAAATGTTGTCCATCATCCAGCGCAGAGGGGCGTTTCCGCCATGCGCGATGCGACCCTCCAGTACCAGCTTCATCAGCTCTTTGCTGGGTGGAGACATGTCCTTGAAACCTTGGCCGAATGGCACGATGGTGAATCCGTCGTCATCGAGGTTTTGACTCATTTGAACAGCGCCCCATCGGTCATAGGCTATTTCTTTAATGTTGTACTTCCTACCGAGTTCTTCGATGAAGTTCTCTATAAAACCATAATGAATTACGTTCCCCTCGGTGGTCATGATGCTGCCTTTGGCCTGCCACACATCGTAGGGCACGTGATCACGCCGGACGCGAAGCGCCAGCGTATCCTCCGGCACCCAAAAGTACGGCAGTATGATGTACGTACCTTCGGGATCGTCCGGTGGGAAGACCAGTACGAAGGCCGTAATATCCGTACTGGACGAAAGGTCGAGGCCCGCGTAGCATTCCCTGCCTATGAGGGCTTCGGAATCCACAGGTGCATCGCATTTGTCCCATGCGTCCATCGGCATCCAGCGGACGCTCTGCTTCACCCACTGGTTCAAGCGCAGCTGGCGGAAGAGATTTTCCTCTGCCGGATTATCTTTGGCGCTGTTATATGCTGCTCGAAGCTTTTCCACATCAACAGTTACGTCCAATGACGGGTTTGCCTTGTACCAGTTGGCTTCATCTGCCCAGTCATCGTCATCGTTTATGCCATACACGACTGGATAAAATGTGGGATCATATTTTCGCCCTTCGAGTATATCCTTGGCCTTGGAATGTATCTCCCAGCATATGCTGTTCCGGTCGGTGCCTGCCGTCGTAATCAAAAAGAAAAGCGGCTGCTTACGGGCATCGCCGGAGCCGTGTGTCATAACATCGTACAGTCGTCGATCTGGCTGCGCATGCAATTCGTCGAACACTACACCATGGACGTTTAGACCGTGCTTGGTAAAACTCTCCGCCGACAACACCTGATAGAAACTGTTCAGGGGCGTGTACACTAAACGCTTCTGGGATAGCACCGGCTTGATCCTCTTTTTGAGTGCGGGGCATTGTTCGACCATCTGGCAGGCGACGTCAAATACAATCGACGCCTGCTGTCGGTCGGCTGCGCAGCCATAAACCTCTGCGCCCCATTCACCGTCTCCGGCCAATAAATAAAGAGCGACCGCCGCAGCGAGTTCGCTCTTTCCTTGCTTTTTCGGTATTTCGATGTATGCGGTGTTATACTGCCTGTACCCGTTTTCCTTTACGGTGCCGAATACATCTCTAATGATGGTTTCCTGCCACGGCAGCAAATTGAACGGCTGGCCGTGCCATTCACCCTTGGTATGCTTGAGGGCATTGATAAAAGCGACAGCACGGTCTGCGAGGGAGGGATTTGTAATGATTTTCTTTTCGGGTACTATAATCTGTCCAGTGTCCACAGATTTCCTCCTCGCTGCAAAAAACGACAGCGCCCTGCGCTGCCGCTGTCATATTGTTATCTGCGTTTTCGTTTTAGTGTGACCTCCTCACCGATGATCTGCAATGCTTCATCGTAGCTTTGGGCTTCGAAGACGCGGTCGCGCAGGTTGTTGAAGTCTGTATATCTGCGCTGCTTTCTCATGAGCTTACTGACCTCACCAAGTATCCAGTAGATGTTACCGCTGTGACCACAGGGGTCGTATTCGATAACGGGCTTTTCATTCTTCATGGCTGCCCCCTTAGTATTCGTCCGCGTACAGGACTGTTGTGACCTGTGGGTTTGCAAGTGCATCATCGGTGATGATGTACACGCGGCCGCGCTGCGTGTTGTACGCGCCCATAACGCGACCGCCTTTTTTCTTCGCCTGCTCATTGAGCTTGCAGTCCTCCTCGCAGAGGATACCCCAGTCATCCGTGAGGAAGCGGTGGATGATATGTCCGATCGCACCTGCGAAATGCTTGTCCGCATCCATGTCGGCTGCGATGCCTGCGGTCATGTAGAACTCGATTCTCTTTTCCATACCGCGCCTCCTTAGTTGAAGTCTTTCAAGAGTATTGCCAGTGCGAACTCGGTGTCTTCGTCCACGGCCTCGACATCCCAGCCGCGATCGTAGTTGCATACGATTTCGCCGCCGCGCTTGATCATCAGCTTGCTGATTCTGCCGCCGTCGATGCCGAACTGGCTGCCTTCTTCGTAATGCTTTACCCAGTAGCGATAGCCCTTGCCGCCGATAAGGATTGATCCTTCTTTCCACATAACCGATACCTCCTTACCACTCGAAGCCTGCGAAGGTTACGAGCTCACGCGCTGCATTCATCGCTCTCTTGGGGCTTGTGTAGTCGCGGATGAATTTCGGATCGTCGCGTCCGTTGCGTCTTACCGCTGCCAGCACCGCTGTTCCACAGAGCATCATGCGAATTTCAAGCGTGTCCTGCTGCTTGCCATGCCATGCGACATCCACCTCGCGTGCCCACTCTCTGTGGTACACGGTGTTCTGGGTATCGGTGGTCTTGGCTGCTTCGGTGAAGCCGTTCTTTGTGATCAGCTCCATGAAGTCTTTCTGTGCTTTTTCCAGTGTCATGACCGCCACCTCACATTCTCTCGATGGTGACGCTGTCATCCTGCGGATTCCATTTCACCGTGTATCGGGTTTCCTTACCGCTCTTATCGCGGGTGATCACTCTGATGTCACCCTCGTATGCGCGGTACATTCTGCTGATCCGCTCGCCTGCGGGAAGCTGCGCCTTGATCTGCTTTTCGTGTTTCTCTGTCATGGTAGTGACCTCCTTGTTTTTAGGGTAGGACAATTAAGCCAGAAAGAATAAGGAAAAGCCAGCCTAAACGCCAAGAATTAGCATGGTAGACACATTTGTTTTCTTACCGTCCCGTATTAACTGGATTTGTTCGCAGCCGGTAAACTTAATATACCGCTTCACGATAACATCTGCGTATTTGGGGTCCAGCTCCATTGTGTAGCAACGGCGCTTCAGCTGCTCGCAGGTGATCAACGTACTGCCGCTGCCGCCGAAGGTGTCCAGCACAATATCGCCCTGTCGGCTGCTGTTCTTGATCAGCCGGGCCAGCAGCTTAAGGGGTTTCATTGTGGGGTGTTCTGTATTCCGGGCGGGCTTGTCTTCGTCTATGACCGTGGTCGAGGTTTTGTCGGAAAGCATGTCGCGCAGGAGGTTGCGCATCTCTTCTTTTTTCATCTTATTGATATCGATGTGTTTATCCTCGATCACAGTCGCTTGCGTCCGGTCGTCCTTGAAGTAGTGCTGGGCACCCTCCGTCCAGCCGTAGATGCAGGCTTCGTGCTTCCACTGGTAGTCTTGGTGCCCGATGGTGAAGCTGTTCTTGTTCCAGATCAGCATCTGACGTACTTTGCCGAGAGCTGCGTTGCAGCAGGTTCGGAATGCTCCGCCTTCGGTCTCGGCATGCCAAATGTAGAAGGCCGCGCCGGGCTTCATATTTTCCCGCATCCGACTGAATGCTGCCGTGAGGAATTTGCAAAACTCCGTCTCCGGCATGTTGTCGTTCTGGATCGTAAGTCCGTTGCTGCCTTCATAGGCTACGTTATAAGGGGGATCCGTTACGCACAAATCTGCTACGGCTCCGTCCATGAGGGAGTCGACATCCTTTTCGTCGGTGCTGTCGCCGCAATACAGGACATGGTCACCAAGCAGCCAGCGGTCTCCGTTCTGGGTAAATGGGGCTTGCCCTTCGACAGCCACGTCCGGTGGATCATCTTCCTTGATCTCCGACTGGTCATCGAACAGATCGCTCATTTCCGAAACGTCAAAGCCAGTGATGGTAGCATCGTATCCGCCATCGTTCAAATCCTTGAGGAGCGCGGTCAGGAGCGGAATGTCCCAATCGCCGCTGATCTTATTCAGCGCCACATTCAGAGCTTTTTCCTTTTGTTCGTCGAGGTCAAGGATGACACAGTCTACCTCGGTATAGCCGAGATGCTGCAGCACCTTCAATCGCTGATGCCCTCCGACGACCACTCCTGTGCGCTGGTTCCACAGGATCGGCTCCACATAGCCGAATTCTTCTACGCTGCGTTTCAGCTTTTCAAATTCGGGATCTCCCGGCTGCAGGTCTTTCCGGGGGTTGTACTTGGCCGGTTTCAAGTCTTTGACCGGCACTTTCCGTATTTCCATTACACCAAGCCCCATTCTGCGAATTTCTCGAAACCACCGACCATTTCGATGTAGGCACGGGCGATCTCCACGATCTCCGCGTAAGGCTTGCCGTCCACGGATTCGTCTCCAATGGCGCAGGACAGCTCGATGGTCTCTCCGGTAATCTGTGCCTTGAGCCATGCATAGATGTTTACGCTCACATCGGCCTTGCTGAGGTCTTTGCCGTGAAGGCCTCCGCCTGTAACGGAGTCTGCCATATCCGAGCCCAGCTTTCGGTTCGTTGCGCCGGTATCCACGTTGGTGCCGCCCGTCCAGTAGCCCAAGGGGTTGACGATGGCATTCGGGAAGAAGTGCAGGATGCTCTTGCGCTTTGCATTGCTCTGGCAGACAATGAGATCAAGACCGTCAATGATGTATTTTCCGTCCGTGGGGAATACCGAATACAGATCTCTTGCGATGTCCGCCAGCATGTACTGCTCGACCGTGACGGGCGCGCCCTTGAAGATACCATTATCTCCACAGCGCAATCCGTCCTGCTGATTCCCGGAGAGGATAGGATCCTGCCGCACCTCATGGTAATTGAGGACGACGCCTTCTCCGGCGATACGCTGCACGGCCTGTCGAATGTCTTCCACGGAAAGGTGGACGGAAGTCTCTGCGATCACATGGCACATGCCGTGTCCGATGAGCACCTCCACGGCGATCTTCGGGTTCTTTTCCTGCGTGTATGCCAAATCCACAAGCGCGCCTGCGATACGATCTGCGATCTTGTCCGGGTGCGCGGGGTTTACTTTTTCAAACATGTTATTCATCCTCCAGTAAGTAGTTTTCATATGGAATACCCATGTATTCCAGCACCTCACGCATACCAAGGCCGCCTTTGTCCCACGGCTTCATGCAGTACCGCCATAACTGCGGGTGAGTCTTTTGCAGCTGCTGGAAGCGGTTTGGGGTCTTGTCCAAATGGACACCGAACATGCAAAAGACGCATCCGGTGCGGGCATACCCCATGTCGTACACCTTGCAGTACGGGATGTCGAATTTGTGGATGTATTCCCAAATATCACTGTCCGTCCAGAAGCTCAGAGGTGCCGAGGTCGCCTTCTTATTATCGAAGGCATTGCAGCCGTATTTGAGCCATGTGCTGGTTCGCAGAGAGGATTCCGCTGCCATCGTGCCTACGATCGGAACACGGCCGGTTTCTTTGGCGTATTTGTTTATGGGCTTTTTCTTCATTTCCTTACAACAGCCCGCACCAATATCGAATGGCGCGTTAAGCATGAATTTCCATTGCTCAGATATTTTGAAGCGAGTCGGTGTTCCGTTTAGATTGATTCCGTAAAAGGCTTTTTGAATTGCGCCGCTGCTGTTGCCACGAATGCGGTGAATCCACTCTGCCTGCTCCTTTGAGATGCAGGGATAGCCGCACTTTTCAATGACCTTTTTGAATGTCAGTTCCGGCTTGACCCATACGACATTTTCTTTGGTTTTCACGAATTCCCGTATTTCGGGGAACTCCAGCCCCGTATCGCTGAACACCGCAACAATATTCGGATACAGCTTACGGCAAATGTCCAGCAGAACGGTGCTGTCTTTACCACCGCTGAAGGAGACATATACGCCGTCTTCACCCCAGTAGGAAACCCAGTCACGAATCCGGCGCTCTGTCATGCGGATCTTGATCTCCAGCGGGAGTGACTGCATCTGGCGAAGATCAGCAAGCGTGTGGCGGTTATTACTGTTCGGCATTGGCAATCACTCTTTCAGCCTTCTGACCTGTGAACTGCTCCCAGCGTTTCACCGCAAGGTCACAGTATTCGGGACTGCGCTCCATTGCATAACAGACGCGCTCCGCCTGCTCGCATGCAATGATGGTGGTACCGCTGCCGCTGAACGGTTCAACGACAATGTCGCCACGATCGGAGTGCATTTTGATGCAGCGCCAGGGCAGCTCCACGGGGAACATGGCCGGGTGCTCCTTGTTTGCACGAACTGTGTTCATCTCCCAGATGCCTGCATAGCCCCAGTTCTTCCGTTCCTCCTTGGTCAGTCGCTTCACGAATTTGTATGCGTGACCGGCGAAGGCCGACAGCCACATGTACTCCTGATCGTTGTACTCCACATCGCCGTTGCGGCTGAATGCACTGATGTATTCGTACTGCTGCACGGGCTTGTTGGTTACAAGGTGGTAAGGGCCGACACCATAGTTCATGCCTTGTTTCTTCCAAATCCGAATCCAGATCGGACGGAAACCGCATTTTCTGAACATGTCTACCGAATACACGCTGGTGGGCTCGATGAACTGTGTGCCGGTGGAGTAGAGGTCGCCAAGGTTCCAACAGACAATCCCCGCGTACTTGGTGAGATTTTCAATCACGGGGCGCATGGTATCAAACCACGGCTCGATGCCCTTGGTTTCGTAATCCTTGCCTACGCCGTAGGGAGGCGAGGTCACACTCATCTGCGCTCTGTTGCCGTTCATGAGCTTTGCGAAATCTGCGCTGCTGGTGCTGTCACCGCACATGAGCCGGTGGACGCCCAGCTTCCAGATGTCGCCGGTCCTTGTGATCGCGCCTTTGGCCTTGATCTCTTTGTGTTCTTCATCCACATCGAAATCATCCTGCACCGCTTCCTTGGAGTAAAAGGCGTTCATGAGTTCATCGATTTCCGCTGCTTCAAAACCTGTGAGGGTAACATCGAATTCACTGCCGTCCAGCTCCGTGAGTAAGGCTGCCAGCTTATCCTTATCCCATTCACCTTGGATTTTGTTCAGCGCAACATTGAGCGCCTTCTCCCGTTTTTCATCCAGCTCCACAATGACGCAGTCGACCTCAGTGTGTCCGAGATCCTTCAGCACCTGCAGTCGCTGGTGGCCACCGACCACATTGCCAGTGGTCTTGTTCCAAATTACGGGTTCCACATAACCAAACTCGGTTATGCTGCGCTTGAGCTTTTCGTATTCCGCATCGCCGGGTTTCAACTGCTTTCGGGGATTGTATGCCGCTGCCTTCAGCTTATCTACGGATACCTGTTGAATGTTCATTTCGTTCCTCCTGTTCGGTATTCCTCGAAGCGTGTGCACTTGCGGAATACAAATTTGTTATTGACCCACCGCTGCAGCTGCTTGATTTCAGCCGGGGCATTGGGTTTGTCGTACACCATGACATAGGGGTCATATCCTAAATCGCGTACTGTATAGATGCGGTTCAGGTTTTCTTCCATCGTAGAATTAAAATTGACGAGGATATATACGACCTTGGTGCTGGATGCTTTGCGGCGGTATGACGCTGCAAAGCGTCGGAAGTATTCCGTCAGGTCCTGCTGCGGATTGTCCCATGCAAAGTGAATGCGCTTAACGCGCATTCTGCCGAGTTTGTCTGCGATTTCCTCATTGGTGAGGCGAATATCGAAGCCTTGGTTGATGTTCACCACCGCGCGGCTGTCGATCAACTGATCCAGCAGTTCCATACGGTCTTTGCATGCCAGCAAATTGGGATCGAGCAGTTCGATGTTCGGCTGCCCGCTCCAGAACTCTGACAGGTCAGCGACTTTCTGACTTCGTAAGCCTTCTTTGTCGCCAACAATGCAAAACGCGCAGTGCCGAGGGCAACCACGCGTCAGAAATCCGTATGCTGTATCTTCGATGCCGTATAGCGAGTAGTCAGGCATAATGTTTTCCACCGCATCCGGCAGTCTGTTTTCCAGACCATACCCGGTGCCGCCCTTGATGACCTGTGTCGCGTTCGGGACGAAGTCGATGTCTTTGCTATAGGTGTCATCAAACACCTTCGACTGGTAAACGATATCATAGTGGCGATCGTGGTTGTACCATTCCACGCGATCGCCCTGTGCTTTGTGGTATGCTGCCAGCTTCATAAGGCAGAGGTTGGGAAAGTTGTGACTGTCCACATCGATGAGTCCTATATTCATCTGCGCCTCCACTATCCCAGCAACCGTTCCATGAGATCGTCATTGGGATTGCTGTTGCCGATGGGCGTTTCGCAGTTATCCTTTACGATCTGGTATATCTGCATCCAGTACAGGTTTGCCTGCTTCGAGGACTGCAGGGCCATATTGAAGTACGGACTTGCTATCGGCATCTGGGTGGTGGGGTGCTTTGCCAGCAGACCGTACTGGTTGATGCCTTCCTGACATTGGATCGTGCGCTGCATGTACAGAGCGTATTGTTCGATCAGGTCTTTGTTGACGTACTGATCGCAGCCTCGCTCTTTGAGCCACTTCCATGTGTTTTCATAGACCTGCTGCGCAATGTTCTGCTGACTGTTCTTCGTGGTCTGCGTCAGCCATTCGGAAACAGGAGGCATGTCTTCACCGTGCAGGGCGCTATCCTGTACGCTGAATTGCAGCTTGGTCAGCGGGGCTTTGCCGGGGTTACCGTCTATGATTTTTTCTGACAGGGCTTTTTTCTTTCGTCCGGCTCCGGGCCGGGCACCACCGTGTCCGTTGGCCATGTGCGCCACCTCCTTTGATTTCTATACTTGATTTACCGAAAAACTTGATTTCGGGGGTATATGGTCTCTTGATTTCCCGATTTTTTGTAAATGACCCCGCGCCGTTCCCACGGAGGGCATCAGCTGGAGATTTGCCCCGCCCTACCCGGTCAGGGGTGCCGGTCTCCCATCTCGATGTGCATCTTGTTATGACAGGATCGGCAAAGGCTCATGAGGTTTCCCGTTGCGTGCGTCCCACCTCGGGAGATTGGGAGCTTGTGGTGCACCTCTTCGGCTGGGGTCATCCTGCCTTCGGCATAGCACCTCTCGCAGTAGGGATGGGCCTTGAAGTATTTGTCCCGGATCCGCTTCCACTCACGACCGTATTTCTTTTTCACGTCTGGGGCCCGCTCGTACTTGTCGTACTGCTGCCGGGCCAGTGCGCGGTGCTTCTCGCAGTATTGTTGGTCTGTCAGCTCCGGGCAGCCGGGGTAAGCGCAGGGGCGCTTCGGTTTCGTTGGCATAGCTCACTTCTTCTTTCTGCGGTGGAAGATCTCCCGCAGCTTGAAGCGGATGATGTACCACATCTGTTCGCGGTACGTTACTTTCCTGTAGGGCACGGGGGGTTCCTTCTTTCGTGTGGGTATAGCAAAGGCCCCGGCGGATTGCTCCGTCGAGGCCCGTTCTGTTTTTCTTTCTATTGTAATACTATCACAAGAGGCAACTATCTTTCTATATATTTTACTATCCTACATTGCGCGACTTTCAAATCCTTTGAGGGCTCGGTCGTGCAGCTTGTATGTGTAGGGGACGCTTAATCCGAGGTTGCTTGCGATCTGCTCCCACGACATGAAGCATAGGTAGCGCATTTCCAGTATTGCCTTGTAATCCTCTGCGGGCACCATTTCCAGCTTGCTGCGCATTTCGCCCTTCAGATCCACGAGCGCATCGATGTCACGGTTGATCTCCGCCTGCAGGTCTACGATTTTGTCCACGATGTCCGCCATCTTCGATGTGGCCTTATTGGGACTGTGGGGCATGCCGGTGAGAACGGAGGTCGCGCTGGTGGCCAGTGTGTTCAGGGCTTCCAGCTGTTTTATCTTGGTGTTGATGCGGGCGTCCAAATATCTGGCTTGTGACAAATACTCTTTAGCTGTCATTGGCATTTCTCCTTCCTGAGCTGGTTGAGTATGGCTTTTCCGTCTGCTTTCGTAAGTACCATGAACCACTGTGACAGGAAGAACCGCTCTATCTCGCGCAGCGTGGGCTCGTAGTATGTTTCGCGGTAATCCTGCACAGCCCGGAGAATGATGGCGTTTGCCAATTCCTCGTATGCGTTAATCATGGCATGCCGCCTTCAAGCAGCGCTCGCTGTGGTAACGGCGGATAAGGTCAAACTTGCCGCGGAGTATCAGCGATACCAGCGCCTTTGCGCTATCCATGTTCGCTTCGGTTCTTTCCTTGTAGAAGGGACACTGCTTTTTGGGAAACTCGGTGTCTTCGAGGCAGGTGCAGTATCCGTCTTTATTTGCGAAGCAGTCGCAGTACTGCTGCGAGCAGCATTTTGTGAGAAATTCGTATTTCATGGGTTAGTCCTCCAATTCAGATATGATGGTTTTTACATCCTCTACGCTGCGGACGACCGCTGCCGTGCCACCGGCTTTGCGGATCTGCTCGATGGTCACGGCCTGCAGCTTGGTCGGCTGGTTTTTTCCGACCTTGGCTTCCAGAGCGATGAAGTGACCACGGTGGCAGACGATAATATCCGGGATGCCTGCGGTGCCGTATTGTCCGCCGTGTTCTTTCCACGCGAAGGTGTCCGGCACAGAGGCAAGGTATTTCTTTATTGCGGTGATGAGTTCTGCTTCTTTCACGGTGCATTCCTTCCCGTTACTTGTTACCCTGTAACCGTCATTTGTAGAGGTATTCGTCTTTTTACGCGCACACGCGCACGCGCATGCGCACACGAGGGGGGATTGCTTTCTCCTGCGTAGCTCTATTTATTTAGGGTACAAGGTAACAAGTAACATTTTGTGCTTTATTTTAAGGGCTCAATTTCTGTGGTTATGAATCCCGACACATCACACCTTGCGGACAGTGCCACGAAGTCGATGATCCAGCACTTGACGCTGTTGGGGCCGATCCTCTTCTGCGCGTTGGACTGGATCAGCAGGTCGGAATGCAGCAGCTGCTTCTTGAACTGCTGGTACGGCAGGACTTCGCCCAGAATGGCGTAGTCTTTGCGGTACTTGGTGTATTTGTCGTACACCTGTGTGAGCCGGATGTACAGGGTGTTGCCGTCTTCGGACAGCGTATAATCCGTCTGGGGATCAAGCTGCATCCTTGCCATGATCTCGAAGGTCTGCTCGATGATGCTCTGGTTGTGGGTGCCGCCGTCCAGCATATAGTCTTTGGCTGCCATCTCCATGTATCTGACGCAGGCGTCGAAGCTGTACGGGAAAACATCGTCCCACGCGAAATGGTATTCAGCGCACAAGGCTTCTGTGAGCTTCAGCCCGGCGTAGCAGCAGGCAAGATTATTGATGATGCGGTTATCCATGTCGGGAAGGAACTTGCCGACGCCTTCTTCGTACCATGCATTGACTATCTCCGGTTCCGTCTTCAGCGCCACCTGCAGCAGCGTCCGGCCAAGGTTACGGATGGCCGTCTCGCTCCGGCAGATACGGTTGAACACCTGACGGCACTCCGGTTTGCGGATGTCCTTTTTAGAAAACAGCAGCTCGATGCCTCTGTCCCGGATCGCGGTCTCTTCGGCGGATTCCTCACCGGCGACCACGAGCGGGGCCCGCAGGTCATAGTAGACCACGCTCTGATCTGCTCTGCCGCGCTCACCCTTGTGTCCGTCGTAGCTATCACGAAAATGGTTATACAGAGCGTTGATGCGCAGTTTGTCCATCTTCGACGGCTTGAACTCATCCAGCGGCTGCGGAATGAGGGCGGAGGATGCGGATTCTTTCATCAGCGTAAATGCGGTGACCTGCGTCGATGCGCTCACTCTGTTCGTCGAGAATACCGGCAGGATCACCCGCTCCATGGTCGTGGACTTTCCGCTGCCCGCTTCACCGATCAGGAACAGATGCGGGTACTTCTTTCCGGCTCGGTTCAGGTAGTCCTTCAGGAAGCAGCCTGCCGTCCATGCCAGAATGGGCACGGCCTTCTGTGGCTCGGTATAGGTGAGCAGGTCACGACACAGGGGCTTGACCAAATCCACCGGAAGAATGTCTGCGTCGAGGATGTCGCTGCGGATGCTTGCATACTTGGTCAGCTGCACGATGTCTTCGACGCTCTTGCCGTCTGCGTCAACGGTCTGCTTCGTGGATACAAATACCTGCTTGCCGTTGTGCTCATAGATGCCGACTGCCTTGACACCGGTCTTCATCGGCCAGTCCAGCTCGGAGAGGTAGAACTTGAAAAGCTCCAGATCACCGTCGCCGCCGAAATAGGCCAGCGCAATGGTCTTTCCGTTCAAGAGGGTCTTGAACCGCTGGGTGTTGGCGAAGTCTGTGGTCATGAGGGTCAGGCGGAAGGTTTCATCCCGCGTGGTCACGAAGTCTGCGGTGAGCTGGGTTTCCTCGTCGCTCACGATCATTTCCACCGGCTGCACAAGGAAGTTGGTGATTGGGTAAACCGCGTCACCCTTCTGCCGGAAATACTGGCCTTCGTATTCAAAGATGGGCGACTTGCTCCGGGGCGAGTACACTTCGTCGGTGTTCTCGATGGCCTTGTCCAGCGTCTCTTCACCGTAGGTGCTGCCGCTGGCATGGTGCTTTTCGTCCCACTTTTCACGGAATAGGCCGGACTGACGGAACATGCGATCCATCTGCTCACGGTCTTTGCCGCTCCAGAATGCCAGCTTCATGCAAAGCGCGAGGTCAGCTTCGGACTGGCTGGGGTAGCTGTCCTTCCAGTTTCCAGCCCACAGAGCGGAGAAAGCCTCACCGTTTCCAGCGCTGCTGGCCCGTTCAATGATCTCTTCATCTGTCAGCTTTTCGGAGGAGCGGGCCTTCTTGGCCTTCTTTTTCTTTCCCTTTGGCTTCTTCTGCTTCTCAATGTAAGTTGCATGAATCCACTGGAGGGTGTCCGGCTCCGCCTGCTGGATGGTGGGCGTTGCATCCGACAGCGTCTTTTCGGTGACGGTGAAGTACCGGACGGAGTCATACATCTCCACGCCGGTCTCAGTGTTCTTCGAGGCTCCGGCAGGCTTTTCGCCACGGAACCACAGGTGAACACCATCGCCGGAGGGAGAAAATTCAGCATAGGTTTTCTGCTTTGCAAGGATGGCCGTGGCCACTTCGTTGAAGGTACCAGCCTCAGGGTCGTAGCAGTGATCGATGTCGACACCGACGAAACCGTCTTCCTTCGTAAACATGAAGCCGATCCCAGTGAAGCCATACTTCTCGACTGCGTCAATCGCTGTCTGGTAGTCCGTCCACGTGCTGGGGTCATTGGACTTGGCGCTCTTGCCGGTTACAGGATTGATGGGCATCTTCTTCGGCTTCTCTCCGGTCTCATCCGGGATCAGACGATAGTTGACCCAACGGCACATCTGCTTTAATTCTTGAGGAAATGCCATCACGGTACCTCCTTGAGGTTGCTATCAAAATAGCGGATCGTTTTCTTGAGGCGCTTTGCCTCTACGACCTCTCGCTCCATGCCGGGGGAAAGCTGCTCACCGAACACCCACACTTCGTGGCAGAGGTTCAGGAGGGCAAGGCCGAACATGGTGCCGAGGGTTCTCTGATGGGGGTCGTTATCGTCCAGCATGGCCGGGTACAGGAGGTGGGAGGCCACCGGCATGTACCCGCGCTGGATCGCGTACTGGCAGTATCGGATAGCGTTGGCAGTGTTCTGCTCAATGTCTCCGGCGTACCGGGAGGCCACATACACCCGCTTGCGGGTCTTGGCATCATGCTCGGTCTGCCACTGTG